CGACGCCGGTTTCCGGGTTGACGACCGGCACGCAGCCATTGTGCTCGATGTAGGTCGCCCCGCCGTGGCGGAACCCATCATGCATGTCGTCGAGCAGCGGATTCGGGCGGCTCTGCTGGTTGCGATAGGCCTCGGCCATCGACGGATGAGCGGTCAGCTTGTCCATGAAGTCCGGGCCGCAGAACCAGACCATGCCGTTCATCGGCTCGTCGCCCTTGTTCTTCTCGATGTAGCGGCGCGAGTCCTTGGCGGCCTGCATCGCACCGTCCGACGTCGTCGTGCCGAACTTGAAGTCGAACGATGCCTGCTCGATGCCGAACAGATCGTAGGAGTTGTACAGCACCGTGCCGTCCGTATCGAGAACGTCGCCACGCAGCGCGTCCCACCTTTGTTTCTCGAAGGTCTGCTCGTACTTGGCGAACATGCCCTCGAGCTTCTCGTTGACCAGCGTGTCGAACGACTCGAAGAAATCGTCGCTGCCGAACATCGGCATGTTCTGGACCTCGTCAGCCAGAATCTGATCCTCGTGGCTGATGTATTGCGTGCCGACGCTGACCTTGTCGCGCGTGTTGCGGCGGCCCTTGGACGCCGGCCCGCCGCGCTCGGTCGTCGGCAGAATGTTCAGCGTCATGTTCTTGCGGTGGATTTCGACGTAGGTCGTGCGGATGCCCTTGTCGGGGAACAGACGCAACAGGCTGAGCAGCTTGTAGCGCGTCGGCACATTGATGATCGCATCCGACATGGCGCGGACCGAATAGTGCGGGTTTTCGAGGATGCGGGCGAGTTCCATCTGCGGCATGGCCGTCTGGCTCCTTCAGGGTTTGATGACGGGCGGCGTCGATTTACGTCGGCGGTCGGCCCGTCAGGCCAGGCCGCGGCTCTGGATGTGCAGGCCAGCAAGCGTCGCCATGGCGGCGCGCTTCTTGGGCAGCGTGTCGAAGCTGGCGTGCCAAGTGAGCTCGGCCATCACCACTTCGGCAAAGCCGATGACGGCGACGGCGCGCACGCTTGCGACGCCCGACGCGTCGGTCCAGTCCTTGAGGATGGCGGCCGGCGTCTGCGACCCGTCGATAGCGGTCAGGTTGCACGGCACGTAGAGTTTCGAGCCCTCCGCAACCGTGATGTCGAACCCGTCACCGGCGACGAAATCCGTGGCGCCGTCGGCGATCGCGAACTTGACGCCATCGGCGAACGTACCGCCCACGGCGACATCGCCAATCACGACGCCGTCGGGCCGCTCGACCCGGAACGTGCCACCATTGGCGGCGGCCGTGATGCAGCGCACCGCGTAGACGCCGGGCGTGGCGTTGGACAGAACGGGCGTGGTGGCGTCCAGTGTCAAGACGCCGTTACCAGTATTGCCGCCGGCCTTGGCCGCGACCGTCGCGGCGCCGAGCGCGATGCGGCCGAGAACCGTGCCGGTCTCGAGCTTGCCGGACGCGCCCTTGATCATGACGGTATCGCGCGAGATAGCGCGGTCGGTTTCGTGCTTCAGCCAGTCGTGAGCCAGCTTGGGATAGGTCGCGAGAATTGCCATATGAGCCTCGGGGGAAAGATGGTTGGGGCGTCAGTGTGGTGGGGTCGGCACGTCTGTCGGCGGTGGCGTCAGGCCTTCTTGGCCCGCGCCTTCATCTTTTCGGCAAGCGTTGGACGGCTGGCCGCGCCTTCGGCCTCGGGCGCGACCCGGGCGGAATTTCCAGCGACCGCCATCTGACGCTCGAGGGCGTTGCCGAGGGCAGCCACCGTCGCGTCGGCGGCAGGAACAACGGCAGCAGCCGGCGTCTCTTCAGGGGCGGCAGCGAGAATGGCCTCGGCCGCAGCGGCCGGCAGCCCCGACTTTGCCAGCGCCAGCGCCATCTTCGGACGGGCCTTGGCGGCCGGGCTTTCCATGACCGCGAAAACGCGGCCGATGGCAGCAGCCACGGCGGCGTCGATGCGATCCGGCACTGAGGCGTCCCCAGCGGCAGCGACCGGCTGAGGCTGAGGTGCCGGGGCGGCTACAGCCGCAGCTGGCTTCTTGGCCGTACCGGCCAGATCCGCCAGAACGTCGTCCATGGCAGCTTGTACCTTATCGATGAATGCGTCCGACATGCGCGTTGCTCCTGGTGTGTTGGCGCGGCCTGCTGAGAATTCGTCGTCGTCATCGTCCGGCTCAGCCGGCGCACGCTCCAGCGGGGCGAGCCCCGCCTTCGAACTCGAAACGGTCTTGGTTTTGCGCTTGACGCGCGTGGCACCGCGCTCGACCCGCGCGACGAGGTCTTCGAGCGTCTCGACGCGGTCGACGAGGCCTGCAGAGGCCGCCGCAGCGCCGGTGAAACAGCGTGCGTCGGTGGCGCGGACGGCATCGACCGTCATGCTGCGACGTCGGGCGACGTGGGAGCAGAACTGGTCATAGGCACGGTCGATCGCGTATTGGCGCTCGGCGACGGCACCTGGTGCCGTCATAATGCCGGACGACATATCGGTCTTCGTCACGCCAGCCTGCAGGATCGTCACGACGATGCCGCCGCGGTCCAACGCCTCGGAAAAATTCATGAAAGCGGCACGCACGCCGATCGATCCGACCTCACCATCGGGCGTTACCGAAATGCGCTGCGCCGCCGATGCTAGCCAGTATCCAGCTGACGCCGCCAGGTTGTGCGCGATGGCGAACACTGGCTTGACCTTGCCGAGCTGCTCGATGGCGTCGCCGGCGGCTTTAATGCCGAGAACCATGCCGCCAGGGCTGTCGATATCGAACACCACGGCCTTGACATCGGCGTTGGTGCGCAGTCGGCGGCACTGCTCGGCGATGCCTTCATAGGCCGTCATCCAACCGGTCGTACCTATGATCGGTGCCCGGTCGACCAGCATACCGTGAATCTCGACGATGGCCGTACCGTTTTCGGTGATGCGCGCGCCGGTCGACCGGTTGCGCGGCAGCATGAACCGGTTCGAAGCGATCGCGTCCGTCACCAACGACAGATCGCTCTCGCGCATCGCCATCGGCTGGCCGTTGATCATCGTCGCGAGACGAAAGCCGATATCGGCGCCGCCGGCGACAGCCGACGACGCTTCGAGCGAAATTCCTGGCATGATGTGTGGCGATCCTGTTGTCAGTCGCGCGGGTTAGTTGCGCTGGCGCCAGTGGCCGTCAACTTTGGACCCGTCGGCGCGCGTGTGAGCCGCCACCCAGACCCTGCCGCTGCCACCCCTGCCGCCCGGCGCCGTCGACGACGCCACCGGCTGCGAGGCCGCCGAGATCGACTTTTCGGCTTTGCCCTGCGCGTCGCTGCTCAGATACGCCCGGCCTGCAGACACCAGGCCGAACGTGAGGCTGTCGCCGACCCCGGCAGCGGCTCCGGCCGCGCCCTCTTTCTGGTAGCCCTTGACACCCTCGTAGATCGCGAATGCGACGGCCGCGACGGGCAGCGCACGGGCGACAACCTTGCCGGCGAACGGGCCATACTTTGCGGCCGCGTTCGCTGCGGTAGACGGCTTTGCGGCAGGCATCGCCCCCGGCACGAGATTGCGCGCGGTTTCGATGGCGGCAACGTCGCGGGCTGCGGGAAGCAGCTTCGGCGTCGCGTTCTGGATCATCCGCTCGCCGACGAGGTTGGTGGCGGCGAACACGCTGGCGGTGGCAACGGCACCAACCAACGCCTTCGCCTTCTCGTCCTTGATCTGTTCTGCAATACCGAACCGGGCGATCCCAGCCTCCGCCACCAGCAGCCCGGCCGTCGCGAGACCGAGTGGGCCACGGGTGCGGCCGAGTTTCATTTGATCGGATGTCGCAACGATCGCCGACAGTTTGGCGGTGGCCACCTTACTGAGCCGGCCCGACTTCGGATTGGCCGATGAGATCACCGTGCGGGCGTCGCCAGCGAGGCCTTTCAGTTCCTTATTCGCGGCGGCCACCGTAGCGAGATGGCGTTTTTCGATGACCTTGGACAATGCAACGCCAGCCGCGATACCCGCCGGCACGGCGGCAGCGCTGGCTCCGACCTGCCACGGTGCGGCCTCGGCGGCGCGGCGCTCGGATTCCTTGCGCTGATCCCGCTCGGCGGCGCGTTTGGCGTTGGCATCAGCCAGCTCGGCGTCGTCCTTTGCGCGGCGTGCGGCGGCATCGGCGATCGCCGCGTCCGCTTTCGCCTTGGCCTCGATCGCCCGCGCATCGGCTTCTGCGGCACGGGCCTTGGCTTCAGCCTCGGCACGCTTAGCAGCCGAATCCGCTTCGGCCCGGCGGGTCGCCGCTTCGTCGGCCCGGCGGCGCTCGGCGCGCGACCGCCGCTCCTGATCGGTTTCGGCCATCAGTTACTCCGCTTGGCGTCACTCATTGCGGCGCTCCCTGATGTTGCGAACCAGGCTGGGCGCCGCCTTGCGGCGGGCCGGGCGGGGTCAGGCCAAATTCGAGCAACTGCTGCTTTTCGCGAGCGAGCTGCGCCATCAGATCGACGTAGTCGACGCCCTCGTCGGCGGCGATGTCCTGTAGCGTGACGACGCCGATCTCGCGACCGAGCTTCTGCGCCTCGCGCTCCTTCACTGGATCAAGCATCGGCGCGCCCTGGGTAATAAACGTGCCGCGGATCAGCGCGTCGCGCGCGGCGTAGAAGTTGCCCGGGTCGAGGCCGCGCGGCAATTTCATCGCACCGCTGAACACGGCCTCCTCAAGTACGCCGCCGACCATCGGCATCCCGACGTTCGAAATCAGCCGCTCGCGGCGGGCCTCGTAGGTGCGATAGGCCGACGCCGACGCCATGCGCGCCGACGAGAAATTCACGTCCGACCAGTTCTGGCTGACATCGATCGAGTTGGTGCCGGTGCCGGCCGCGTAGCTCTTGGTCGCCTGGCTCTGGAATTCACCGAGCGTTGCCGCGCCGTTGCCAGGCTGGATCAGCTTCAGGTCCTGACCAGGAAACAGGATCGGGATCTGCGAACCGGCGAAGCGCAGCTTGACGCTTTCGTGGTGCTCCATCGCGGCCACGAGGTTTTCCTCGGCGAGGTCGATGACGCCCTTGGCCTCGTCGGCCGGGAGCGAGCCGATGACCTCCAGCGCTTCCTTGTAGTTGGTGTTCGAGACAAGGACCGCGGCGTAGGACGCCTGGAGGATTTGCTGGTGAAGCGCCGTCTCGACGTACTCGGCGCCCATTTTCATCGCCGTCATGACGCTCGCGAACGAGGTTGTGCCGCGCGTCTGTCCGGGGCGGGTCTTCTCGTAAACCAGCATGCCGACCGGGCGGCCCCAGTCGGTCTCGCGGCGCACGAAGCGCGACGCGATCGAGCGGGCACGGCCGGTGCCGACGTCGGCTGGGTGGGCCTCGCGGACGCAGTAGCCGAGCGGCGCACCGAACTCGTCGATAGAGACGCCGCCACGCAGATAGGGCGTGTCAGGCGCACCGGCCGGGTTCATCAGCCGGTCGACATCGACGACCTGAAAGCACGTGCGCCACAGACGGTTCGGGTTCCACTCGGCGACGACAAGGCTGTCGCCGTCGACGAATTCGCGGTCGTGGATCAGCCCCATCATCTGCGTGAAGTCGAGCTGACGGCCAGCGTCGACAAAGAATTGCGTGCCGTGGGCGTAGCTTTCCCAGACCCGCTCCCACTCCTGGCCCCAGCGGATCGCCTCGTCGTGGTCGATGCCGAGATAGCGCCAGTCGGGACGGCACGAGTAGCGCAGGCGGCGGCCGATGACGCCGTTGCGCGATGCGCGCACGGCCTGGACAGCGTAGGGATGATTGCGCTCGAGGTCGCGGGCACGAGAGCGCAGCGTGGCCGCGTCACGCAACACGTCGGCATCGGCCGACAGCAGCGGCGGACGCCACAGGGCGATGTTGCTGTTGGCCTCGCTGGCGCCGGTGAACGACGTGCGGCCATGGCTAGCCGCCATGCGTACGCTTCGGCGCAAGGCACGCGGCGGGACGCTTCGAGCGGGTGCGGACGGCGCGCTTGGAATGGCTTCAACCTGGTTCATGACGGTCAGACCCACGAACGGCCAGCGAAGCGGGCCGGCGGGCCGCGTGTGACGACGGGGGCATCGAGCGGGCCGATCGCGATCAGCGACGGGTCAGCCGCAGCGTCGGGGCACCCGGCGCGGATTTGGTTGTAGTAACCGATCAGCGACTCGATCGGCTGGTCGGCGTAGGCCATGGTCCGGCCGCGCTGAGCGAAGCTCGCCACCTGGCGGCCGAGCATGCGGGCGTCGATCGCGGCCTTCAGGTCGCGCGCCAACTGGTGGCACGGACTGAGCGGCGTCGGCTCAGGCGTTGGCATCGGTTACGGTCCATAGAGACGGTTGGTCAACGCGGCGAGGCGGGCGCGGCGTTCGGCACGGGCCGCCGGCGCTGGCTTCGCCGGGGCTGACGTCTTTGCTTGCGCTGACGCGGCGGTGGCGAAAGCCGTCCCCGCCCGGGCGGGGACGGCCGGTGAAGATGGAACGGGCGTTGCCGCCTTCACAGGTGACTTTGCTACGGCGGCACGTTTCGACGCGCGCGGCGCATCGGCGACGACCGCCGGATCGCCACGCAGCAGGTCGACGCGCAACTGGTGCGCCATCGCCGCTTGCAGACCCTCGCAGTCGAGAAAGTGGTTGTTGCGCGAACGCGGCACCCACGTCGGCTGAGACGACCCGGGCTTCTTGATCCGCGCCTCGGAGACGATCTGCTTGCAGTAGTCGTCGGTCGTGTCTTCCGGCAGATACCACGCACCCGGCGCGTCAGCCTCCCAACGCAGCCGCTCGTGCACCCAGCTTTTGCACCAGTCGGTGTCAAGCCAGAGGAGATCGAGGCCGTACTTCGCGACCTCGGCCTTGCGGTTGACGTCTGGTTTGCCGAGGATGATCGGTTTGTCCTGCGATGCGCGGCCCTTGGTCGGATAGACCCGGCGCGGAAAGCGGCGGCAGAACTGGTAGATGCGGTTGACGGGCAGCGAGAACGGCTTGCCCGGGCGGAACCCTGAGTCGATGAACGTCAGGCGGATCGACAAGTCGCCGATCGGCCGCGTGACGAGCAGCGCAAGCTGGTCCCACACGTCCGTATCGGTCGTGCGGCCCATCAGCTGGCCGGCCTCGATTTTCCAAGACGTTCCGTGGGCGCCCCAGCCCCGGATCGTGTAGTAAAGGCAGGTCGTCTGCACGTCGACAGCCAGAGTCAGAACTTTGACGCCATCGGGAACGGTCAACGACCGGTAGGGCCGCCTCAGCGCGGCAACCTCGTGCCATTCCGGCACTTCGCCACCGCCGGGCGAGAACAGCTCGCCGAAGCCGGTGTTCATCACCGTCTGCAGCTTACTTTGGTCCCCCGACGCCTTGGCCTCGATGTAATCCGAGGCGCGTTCACCGAACGATACGAAGGGCGACGCAAGACCTGACACCCAGAACGTGACGACGTGGCTGTCGGCAGCCGCGCCGTGAACCGTGCCGTCGCTGTCGACGCGCTGCCCTGGCGCCACGTACCGGCCGCGCGCGTTCATTTCAGCCTTGTCGGCGTCGACGGCGATGCCGCCGCAGTGCGGGCACTCGACGTAGGCATCACGCCGGGCCGATGTCGCCGTCGCGCCGTCGGGCCACTTTAGGTTGGCGAAGCGCGGGATGAAAAAGGTTTCGCACTGGAGGCACGGCCACGCCCAGTGGTGCATCGTTCCGGTCTGGAACAGCTGCCAGATCGGGCTCTCGATGTCCTCGGGCGGCATGACGGTCCAGAAGGTGAGCCCCGAGAGGGGGCAGACATAGCAGTCGACGACGCCGAGCTTGGGGCTCGACGTGACGCCGTACTTGCGGTCGCGGAACGTGTGGCCGCGCGCCTTGGCCAGACCGAGCGGGTTGCCCTCGCCCGACACATTGCCGAGCATGCGGTCGAGCTCGTCGATCAGGACGAGACCAGCTCCGGAGCCAGACAGTTGTGTTGCAGAGCCGGCCCAGATCAGGCGGAGCGGAACTCCGCCGATCACCTTGCGAAACTGGCGGCTGCCTTTGCCATGCGCCGCCTTTTTGCGCAGCGTCGCGGCGCCCTCGATCATTTTCGTGACGCGGGGCTCGATCTCGTCGAGCATGAATTGCTGGTTGGGACCGACGAAAATCGCCGGCGTCGGCGACTGGTCAAACCGGTGGCCGAGAACGTCGAGCTGCCCCTCGGTCTTGCCCATCCGCGACCCGCACACGAGACTGACCGTCTCGTACTGCCCCTCGGCGAACGCGTTAGTGAACGGGATCAGGTACGGCGTCAGAGACGGCTCGCGAGGACCTGGCCGGTCATCGCTTTCAGGGTATACGCGATTTTCACGCGCCCATTGGTCTGGCAGGCACCTCTTAGTCGGCGTCGCTAGGGTCGCGGCCCTCTCGAACAGCGTCGCCAGCTTTGAGCAATCGCTTGGCGAGGCCGCCGAGAACGGTATCGATGGCATCCTGTGCGCGACGCCGTAGCGCGACGTCCTCTGTGATGCGGGCCGGGACCGCGGCAAGATCGGTTCGCATCATGCCAACGATGTGCTCGACGGCGGCAACAGCGATCTCGGTTGGGATGAGCCGCTTTTCATTTTCTTCGTTTGCAAGCTCTAGTTTGCGAGCCCGCTCTAACTCGAACCTCTCACGGCTACTGCCCGCGTCCGGCTGCCGAGCATCCATTTCGTATTTCAGCAGCATCGCCTGCACGGCATCCGCCAGCACAAATCGCTTGGAGCGGCCCGTGCCGACGTTTTGCAAAACGCCATTATCTTCCAGCTGTTGCACCCGGCGCTCGGTCAGACCGAGGACGACACCAAGCTCTTGGCTCGAGAGTTTTTGCGCCGCATCGAACTTAGCCGCCATATCCGAATCCGAAGCCCCTGTTTTTCAAACCCAAAAATTGTCAAACCCCGGGCTGCAGCCGCACCGCTGGAGGGCGAGAGGGCTGGGAAGGACCCGTGACGGGGGGGGGTAGGCTTGAGGCTTGAG